TGGTATATTTTCTCTTATTTGTTTTATTTTTATAGTAATCTTTATTATAAGCATAAATAAAGTAATTTTTATAATTTTCTTCTTTTATTTTGTTTATTGATGTTTTTACACTTTTTTCTAATTCTGTAAATGTATTTGGTTTGTCTAATTTTACATAATGTTTCATCTGGTTAAAAAACTGCTCTATACTATTCAGTCTTGGGTGATAAGGACAAGTATAAACCAAATAATTACCACTTTCTTTTATAATTTGTTTTGTGCTTTCTTTTTTATGTATCTGTCCGTTGTCTAAAACAAATAATTTACCTCTTACTTTATTACATATCTGTTTCAAAAAATCATTAAATCTTTCTGAATTCACTGCTCCATTTTGGAATAATTCAGATGCTATACATTTTTTATTATTTATTGCTACAACCAAAGAATATTTTTTGAATACTTCATTATTAGTTGTTTTTTTTACACATCTTTCTCCTAAAAATGCTCTACAATAGTTATGTGTAAGTGATGTGCTAACAGAAGTTTCATCAATAGAAATTATATCTTCTAATTTGAATTTATTTATTACATCAAAAAATTCTTTCAGTTCTTGTTTTTCATCTCTAATATTTCCTCTATAAGTTTTTGGAAAATGCTTGAAAGTTGCTCTCTTTCTGGTAATATTATTATCTCTAATAATATTTGATAAATATTGTCTTGATATATCTAATTTTGGAAATTTTGTTTTGAGTAATTCGTGTAAAAAATTCATTTGTATATCGCTATGTTTTCGTAAGGTTTCTTTGATAAATTGTATATGTTGTTTTTCTAACTTATAAGAACCTAACTTTCTTGTTTTTCTATTCACATTTTTACTTTTATCATATCTTTCAACCCATCTTTTCAAACTTCTTTCACTACATTCAAATACTTCACATACCTTAACATAATTATTTATTTTATGGTAATAATTAACTGCTTTTAACTTCAAATCTGGTGTAAATTGTTTAGTCATTTATATAATAATAGAAATTATATCAATAAAAGTTATTATTTGGTTATATGCTTATAAATATAAGTATGGTGAAAGATAAAATATTTTTCGTTTTGTGTATTATAAATAAGTATTTGTTTGTTTTTATTATAATTTATATCATACTGATTAATAAATGATGAAACTTGTAACAACCCATTATAAACAGACAAAAAACCATTATCATATAAACTGTGACAATATCTACACATAAACTCTACTATATTTTTGTCATTTTTTTCATAGTAATTCAATATACATCTTGGTTTTAGATGTGCTGTTTCTAATAAACATAATGGTAATTTTTTTTCACAAATTATACACATTTGCGTTTTATTAGCAATTAAATAATTTCTCAATTGTTTTTGTTCTTCTCTAATCTCTCTTAATTCATATTTTATATTATTTTTACTATATTTTTTATAAAATTTAATAATAATTCTTGAATAGTAATATTTATTATCATTTAATATCACACTACCTTCATTTGATAATTCATAATTTTTGTTATTAAAAAAAATAATATTATTTTTAATTAATTTAGTCAATTCTGTTTTTATATCATTTATTTCAACTAGGTTATCATACCGAAATTTTATATAATTATATATATCTAATAGTGTGTTGTTATCCTGTAAAATAAAACAATTAATAATATAATCTTTCATATTATTAATATTTGTAAATTACTTTTAAGTCAAATTATAATGAAACCATTATATTATAACCTCGTTTACCAGGATTATTATTTACATCAACTCCTTTGCTTTTTTCTTCTTTGTAATTTATTTTTTCAAACTCTTCTTTAAATTTTTTCTGCGTTTTCAAACATTTTTTTCCATTTATTTTGCACCAAGTTTCATATATTTTGAATATATCTTTCAATCCAAATCTTAAATTTTTTTTATCCGTTTTTTTACAACATAAATTTGCGAATAGCAATATATCACTGTTAATTAATGGTTCTGTTGAAATATTTGGTTGTATTATATTTTTAACAGGCAGAGGTGTTATTATATCTAATGAAATAATTTCAGGTTTATCTTTATCATATAAATATAACCAACCATCAGGAGTTTTCCAATAATATTTTTCTGGAAATTTATTGTCATCTTCAATAAAATCATCTCCGTCTTCATTTGTATATCCGTGAGTATTAATTTGTTGTTTGTATTCTTCTTTAAGAACTGAATATTTAACTTTATCACCAATTACGATGTATGGAGTTTTTTTTATATAGTTATTTGTTTGTTTTGGTAAAGTTTTTTTGTTTGTTGTAATAGTAATGTGTATATTTTCATAATTATCATAAACCAAAATATTATATGTGTTAGGTTTACGAGTTGTAATATAATAATTATAAGGTTTATTATTTTCATTCGCATTTTGTATACCATTATATCTATCACTATTAGCACTTCCTGATTTAATTTGAACCACTCTGTCTAGTTTAAAACTCTTTAATATAGGGAACTTTTCCACTACAAATTCATTCAGTTTTTTTCTATCAAAATCAATAATACTATTTTTAGCAATACATAAAGGAATACCTCCGTCATATTCTCCATATTTATTAATAAATTCATCAATATTTATTTCTTGTATTTCATTAATACATATATAATCAACTAATTTAGTGTCTTTACACCATTCACTTATTTCAGTATCATTCATATCATCAATAACAATTAATTTATAACCATTATTTTTGCTGTCATAATGTTTAATTGGTTTTAAATTTTTTCGTTTCTTTGATACATCAATATACTTCATATATTTACCAAACTTAAAATCTCCATTGTCTATTATACTTTCTAATAAATCTTTAATTTCTTCCCAACTTTCACAACCCATTATATATTTTTCAATTTCTTTTATAAATTTTACATAAAAATTCTGTATTATATCTTGTAATTCAGAAGTTGTCCATAAAGTAAGTTTCATACTCCCATTTTTAATTTCTAAGTCATTATATTTTCCTTGTAATCTTAATCGCTGTGAAATGTCAGTGCAATTTAATGATGCGTGAGACACGAAATATTGGTCTGTTAAATGTAATGAATAATTATCATAATCATCACTTGTAAAAGAATATCCCCTTTCTCCATATTTACCTGTTATTGTTACAATTGTTTTATATAAAATTTGCGTATCACTTTTTTCAAATAATATTCTTAATAATTTATAAACGAGTTTTATATTTAATATTTTTGTATTTATATTGAAATAGCAATAATTATTAGGTAATTTTTCAGATTTTTCAGTATCTATAGATGAACCATATATTCCTCCTGATTGCCATAATCTTTGGCTTGTTGATGATTGCTTTGAATCCCATTTAGACCAATATTTTACTTCTTTTTCATATTTTTTTGAAAAATATAATCTTAAACAATTTCCGTGATATATTACGATAAACAAATTAGGGAAATCGTTGATTATTTTATCTACTAAACAAAATTGATTTGTTCTTATTTTTTCTTCACTTATTAATAATGAATTATATTTAATGATAGGTCTTTCTAATATTTTTTCTATTATTTTTTTTATATTAATATTATAATCTTCAACATTATCATAACAAGTTTTTTTTTTATGATTTTCTGTATCTTGATAGTCCCACCAAGATTCAACAAGTGTTGTGTTAAAATTTATAGAATTATTGAATAATCCAAAATAATCATTTGATCTTTTCATTTTATGGACTTTTGATATTTTTATTTGTATATCAGTATGGTCGCTTAATCTGGTTGTTATATTATATAACAATGAATGTGCTGTTCCTGTAATATGTAAAGCATATTTTACTTTTTTATATATTTTGGCAAGCAATATTTCACACGCAGTGGAATCTTTTTTATCATTATCATTACTTCTATCGTTTGAAGATGTAGGACTCATTAAATCACTTTCATCAACTAATGTAGTAATATTCACAAGTTCATCATTGTAATAAATGTATTCACTAAATTTTGTATTTAGTTTTGCTAACTGAGTATGGTTCATTAAACAACAAAATATGTCATTTGAATTGATTGCTTCTTTATTACTTAATTTACTTATAATATCATTACTATTTATATCTTTTAGTTCTGGAAGTTTATAATCTTTCCAATATTCAACATTTGTTTCCTCAAAATATTCTTGAAGTTCACTATTAAATTCTTCAAACAATGCTTTTATAAATTGAATATTAAAATTGTAATTTTCTGTTCCAATAATGTCATCTTGTAATTGTTTTTGGTCTATTGTCAAATTTCTAAAAATATATAAAACTGGCCTTTTTAGTATATAAACAGAAATCCACATAATTATACACGCTTGAACTCTTTTTCCAAGTTGTATATCTCCCCACAATAATTCTACTATTGATTTTTCATTGTCATCTAAATTAAGTGCATTTAATAAATCTTCTTCAAATGAAGGTAAATTAATGTTTTTTGGGATATTTTTTAATTTTATTGGATTATTTCCCCAATTATGTCTCTCTAAACTTTCTCCATTGATGTATTTGCACTTATTTAACATAATATTTATAATTTTTTCAAGTGGTTTTTTAAATATTTCATTTCTTTTTTTGAAAAATATATTTATTTTATCTTGTAGGTATGTCATTTGTATCATTTATATATTATATAAAGGCATTTCTTTATATCAATTTTTTTTATAAATCTAAAAATGCCTTAATATTTTATGCCTATATTAAGTAAATTGGAAAAATATTTAAAAATATATTAATATGTTATAATAATTAAACAAATGGAAGACCAAATTGACTACAAAAGATTATATGAATTATCTATTATTGAAAAAGAAAAAATATTAATTGATAATCATAACAAACAAGCAAAAATTAATGAACTAACCGAAGAACTAAACACATATAAGATTGAAAATTATAATAAAAAAACATACTATCAAAAAAATAAGGAGAAAATTATTGAAAAGGTTAAGGAATATAATAAAAATTATATAAAAACACCAGAACAAATTAAAGAATATAACAAACGAGCATACGAAAAAAGAAAGGCAAAAAAAATAGAAGAACAAAATTTAGAGAAATAATTGTTTAGGATAATTCATTAAATAAATAATTATTTAGGAAAAGTATTTAGAAATATTTTCTTTACATATATTATAAAATGGAATTGGAAGCAAAACCACCAGACCCTTCCGAACAAGTTTATAGGATTATCAAGTGTCCTTTGAAATGTGTTTTAAAAAAGTATGATATATTGCACCCAATTATTGAAAAGGCGGTTATAGATATGAATGAAATTGTTATTTTGTCTTATCAGTTTATTCGTATGTATTTGTTAAATAAATTCAATAATAACCAAGAATTACCTATTATCAATAAGCAGTTTGTTTTAGATGTAATAAAAACAATTAGTTCCCCAAATACGAAAAGAGGTCAAAAAACAAAAGAAGAAAATATTAAAAATGCTACTGGTAAATCAGATATGAAACAATTTTATAATCAAGAATTTTCTAAATTAGTATCTGCGAAACCATCATATTCAAACAAAACACATATATTAGCAATTACTGCGAATGAAATGATTACTTGTATCAATACAAACATATCTACTCATTTTGTAAAGCATTTATTCAAATATATCAATTGTTTATTCAAAGAACCAAAATCATTAGAAATCAAGAAAGAAACTGACAAGGAAAAGCGTAAAGAACTTTATAAAATTTTAAACCAAGAAATTCGTGATTTGAAAAGCGACTTAATTAATAATAAAATAGATAATTCAAAGGAAGAATATCATAGTTGGATTAGAGAAAATAAACATTTATTATTTCCAACTAAAATTAGTAAATCTGTTGCTTATGATGTGAAAGCAAATCCAGAAAAATATATTAAATATTCTTTCTATATAAACCATAAAATAGAAGAATTAGGTAAAAGACCTTACCAAGTTATTCCACAAAGAAATAATGTTATTCCAAAAAGTATTACATTAAATTCTAATGGTATTGTTGATTTGATTGATGATAAGAAACAAACTATATTTCAATACAATAAAAGTGAATTAGTTTTACACGCAAAGAAACATCAAAACCATATTTGGAGTAAGATATTGAAACTGGAAAAGAAACCTATTTTTAAACAGAAAGAATATATTTTTTATAACCAAATTATTACTGATGGTTTTAGTTGTTCTCTATTATTTATTTTGAAAAAATATAAAGATAAGGTATTCGGTGATAAATTACCACAACTAATTAATGAAATGGAATTTATAAAAGTTGAAGATTTATCCAAAGATAAATGTAATGAATATTTAACGCATAAATACAAATTAGTTTCATTAGACCCTGGCAAAATTAGACCAATTACGATGATAGATGAAAATAACAAATTTTTCAAATATACTGCGTGTAGAAGAAGAATTGAAACTTATACAAAAAGAAGCAATTACATTATTTTACAAGAAAAGAAAAAAAATGGTATTATTGAGAAAGAAACAAAATTATCTAATTACAATTCAAGAACTCTAAATCAAGACAAATATTCAAATTATATAACAAATAAAACAATATTAAATAATGAGTTAAAAGAATTTTACCAAAAACCTTTATTTCGTAAATTAGCGTTTCGTAGATTTATCAGAACCAAACAAAGTGAGGTTAAATTATTGAATGAGATTGAAAATACATATCTTACCAAAGAAGAAATAAAACAAGGTAAAAAGATTGTTATTTTACACGGCGATTATAGTAGAACAACTCAAATGAAAGGTTGTATTCCAACACCAAATATCAGTATGAAGAAATTATTATTAAGTAGATTTGATATTATTGAAATAAATGAATTCAATACAAGTAAGTTATATAATAAAACTTTGAAAGAAATGGAAAATGTAAGTGTAAAAAGAAAAAAACATAAAAAATCGCTTCACGAAATACTAACTCCAAAAGAGGAAACCAAATGTCGTATATTCGTGAATAGAGATGTAAATGCTTGTAAAAATATATTATTACTTGGAAAATGTTATTTAGAAAGTCAAACAAGACCAGAACAATTTACAAGAAAAGTAATAAAATCAGAAAAGGTTAAGAAACCTAAAAAACAAACAAGTAAGAATAAATAGTTGTTTCATTAAGGTAGTAAATGAAATAACATTAGATGGGAATTTGCTTATCTACCATAAAGTAAGCAGATGATAAACCCATTACATAGAATTTAGTTTATTCTCCT